GAGTCGCACTCCGAGCAAGAACCAAACGATCCTTCGATCCAACCACGCTCACCATTCCAATCGACCATAGCGTACCAAGAACCCTGATACGATCCAAACGACTGGAAAGCCAAAACAGTAGCGCCTGCCGCCACCAAACTTGATTCATATCCGCTCATATCGCTCTCCGTTTCACTAACCTATATATCTATTATACGGATTTTTGGGCGGGATGCAACCTTTTTTGCAAACTAAATTGCCAAGAAAATCAATGACTTACGATCCTAATAAAATCAATGACTTACACAGGGTATTAGTCCCCGCTGTCCACCGTGAAATAGTCCCCGCAATGCTTGCAAGTGTAGCCGTGATAGCATCGACCCAGTGACTCATGCTTGTACTGATGAACACACGGTTCACCGTTGTCCTTGCGAAGTCGGACCTTACCTGTGGACTTTCCGTACATATACTGCCCACCGCAGTTGTCACAAGGACCGTGCGTTTTGCCTGCGTTCCAAGAATACCCTCGTTGCTGATCTGTGAGAGGAAGTTCCCCTGTACCATTGCAAACGGGGCAAGTACCAAGCACTACATTCGTCTTCATCTTATTAAACTCCTAAATCAAGTAAAAGTTTTGAGGACTTTCAAATCGTCCCCAATCATAGTTTCGGGCAAGGGGCCCAAACCCAAACAAGTAGTCGTGGGCTCCGTAAACACCGTGAACCCTTTGTCGGTGATCAGTTTAGTAGCGCACACTGTCTTGTACGCTTCCTGAATAGCCTTAAGTTGGTCTACCGTATCTACGATCAAGGTAATCTTGAACGCATGGGCGCTGTTCAGATAGTCCTCCGCCAATTGGGGGAACTCTTTAGTAGCCTGCAAGAAGGTGTGAAGATATGCATGGCCTGCTTGCGTACACATTTTGCCACGCACCCCGCTCATCTTTTGAACGGCTTCCTTGGCAAAGATACAATACATTTTGTGCTTCATACTAGCCTGCCAAATAATCAAAAATGAATTCCGCAGCCCGATCAGCCTTGTTGTAGTCAAAAAACTTCCTAGATGCATACACCTTATCACTAGGAATGTTGGTGTTCTGCTCAAAGTCAAGTGCAGTACCAAAGTAGACTACGATATCGTCGCTGTTGCGATTTTCAGAAAAAGCCACTTTTCTACGAGTTAGATTAACACCCGCGTCCAGAGCATATCCCTGCTCTCTGCCATTGGTGTAAGAATAAAGAGCCACAGTCAAATCCAAGTCACTAATACGCGCCAACTTCTTGAACTCCTTAAGAACCAAGTTGGCGGTCTTGTTGTTGATCATGCTGTAGACTTTCATCTTACTATTAGCCATTGATGCTCACCTCAGTGAAGCCGATACCATCGACCATCATGTAGCGACCGGTGTCAACGCGAATGATATCGCCCACGCTCACCGAGTGCATACGAGCCAGTCGCGTGATCTTAGACTGATCACCGTAACCGTTACCGATTTCGAAAACTTCCTCAAGACCATCGGCCTCGACTTCGGCGACTTTGTTGTAGTACTTGAGATACTGGGGCTTGAAACGCTTGCTGCCAAAGAAACTAACGTCGCTCTCTGCTGCAAAGTCGGGATACAGTTCAGACGCCTTAGTGCGGCCCAAAAGATTCACGGCGTCGTAAACGCTGTCTGCTAACCGAATCTGAAAAACTTCGTACTTCATAATTTGCTTTCCGTTTCACTACCCTATATATCTATTATACGGATTTTGGAACGGGATGCAACCCTTTTTTTGAGGAATTTTACAACTAAATTTCCAACAAAATCAATGACTTACGATCCTAATAAAATCAATGACTTACAAAACTAGGGATTTTGAGGAGTGTCTTCTGGAGGAACTTTGAGTACGCTTTTTTTATTCCTTGATCTAGGGTCATCCGTTACGAAAGGACGGCCCGGGCCATTTCTAGGATCTCCTTTTCCTGCGAAAGGTTTGCCGCGAGGAAGTTTTTTGACCTTCTTAGCAGGTTCGGGAATACTGGGCGCTAAAAGTTTTTGAGCAGCCCTCGTAATTATTTCACGCTGAATGGGATCAAAGTTTATTATCTCATTTCCTACGTAGGTCTTGATATCTTTATTGATATTGACATTCCCCTCATTGTCAATACTGCCTACTGGTTGTTGCATTCCCGGAATTGGTGAATGATGACTGCCTGTTTCTAGACTGATGTTGTACTGACTATTATTTTGCCAAGAGCCGGGATACAGTGCAACATAGAACTTATAAAGGTTAGCCTTTGGTGCTAGTTTTCTTAACAGTGTTGCAGCAATACCCGAAAGGATAGCATTGTTAGTGATATCTATTCTGCTTATTGCCCCGATGTTTTCGTTTAAGATTTCTTTAATACGCATGTATTATTTATGCGCGAGATTTCAATAATAGAAAGTTGAAACAATGTGTATGACTGCTGCCATGATTAACATGCCAACAAAGGGCAAGTGTGCAACGTGCCACCACTTGAAAGGCTTTTCCCATCCAACGCGGTTGTACATGAACTTGCCAACGAACCCGCTAGCGAAAACAATCAACATGCTCCAAAGAGCCATGTTGCTATTAGTTGCTCCCAGATGGTAGCCACAATGATATAGAATTGCAATAGGGCCATAAATGCCCAAAAACATATGAACATTAAACCATTCACCCAGTGGCGGGGTCTTTTCCAACCAAGCCCACTTAAAGCGACGCTTAATGCTATATGAAAATAGCAAAGTCATCATTATGGCACCCAGCCAACCTAAAGCATAACCTAACCCCGTTTTAGGGGTTAGGTAATCTTGTAGAGGAAGCATCCAACCTACAAGTATTAAGATTTCTGCTATGGCTATGACTATTAAATCGCTAGTCTTCCATCCCATCTTATTCTCGTTTAGAGATCACCTTATCAGCCAAGCCGTACTCAACTGCCTCTTCTGCGCTCATGTAATTATCACGTTCCATATCCTGAGTTAGTTGATCAAAAGTCTTACCTGCACTGTTATGCTTTACATAGATGCTAGTAAGATTCTTTTTCAGTTCTAGAATTTCTTCTACAACAATCAACATATCAGTAGCCTGACCTCTAGCACCACCACTGGGCTGGTGAATCATGTGGCGAGCATTGGGTAGAATCAAACGTTTGCCTGGTGCACCTGCTTGTGCCAATAAACTACCCATTGAGCAAGCCTGTCCCATAACAATGGTTTGTACATCGGGTTTGACAAACTGCATAGAATCATAGATAGCCATACCAGCAGTTACGCTGCCACCTGGAGAATTGATATAAAGATAGATATCCTTATCTGGATTATCACTCTCCAAATATAACAACTGCGCCACAATCAAATTAGCCATTTGATCATGCACTTCGCCTTCAAGTAGAATAACTCGGTCGCGCAATAAGCGACTGTAAATATCATAGCTGCGTTCGCCGCGGCTAGTTTGCTCTAAAACCATTGGAACTAAATTCATAATGTACCTCTCTGATACATTATATATGAATGATTTGTGTAGTCAAATTATTTGGCTATCTTTTACGCTTTTCTCTACCAATATTTGCCGGAGACAAAACGGGCTTTTTCTTTTTAAGTTTGGGTTCAATAATTGATCTGGCTGCTTTGGCTAGCGCAGTAGTAGACACGCTAGTTTCAGGTTCTGCCTTTTCAACTTCATTATCATTATCTGTATCTTTGGACTTGCTTGATCCTTTATCAATCTTGAATGTAAAGTTGCCCTTAATGCCCGTGCTATAATAAGTCTTACCCGCAGACAAGAATACACCCTTGATACTTTCGCCAGGATATACTGTATCAAAACTATCTAGCGACCAATTAACAGCACCTTGCTTTGCTTTAGTGTAAACTTGCACTAGCGCGCCATTGTTCAAGATATCAGCAGCGGCTTTGCTAAAATCAGTTTCGTCATTTATCTTGATTGCTGCTTTGTGTGCTACTGCTGCCATCAAGTGATAATACATGTTGGTATTTTCGGGATCGTTAGTTTCGCGCTTAAGTGCTAAGTCTTCTAGATTCTTACCCAACTTTAACTCTTTAATCTTACTAAGTTTAATGGGCTTGTGATTCTTCAAGTCTCTGATCTTATCTGCTTCTTTTTCAGTAATGATATTGAATTTCGTGCCCAACATTAACGGGGCACCTGCTTGGCCTGCACTTGAAATCTTTTCTACCAATTCAATTTCATCTTTGTATTTCTTAAGCAGTTTTTTACCGGCTGGCGTGCCCTTCAATTCATTCACGCTATCGATTAAGTTCTTTGCGCTAGCCTGCGCACCTTTTCCACCTTTAGTACTAATCTTAACAAACTTACCATCTGAGTTAGTCATGATACTATCACTCAAACCTGCGGTCTTAGTTGTATCAAAAGAAATAACAGTATCGCCAAAATCTCCATCTAAGAATATCTCAGCAGCCTCGCCCGCATTACCTGTGTATTGACCATTTTGCAAAGCCATTGGCTGTAAGATTTCGCAAAAGTAATCTCTGAATGCAGTAAAACTAATACCTTCTGGTGCGGGAAATTCTATAGGCAGTGATTCACCTGAAGCAATTTTAAATGCTACTAAGTAAAGTGGGTTATCGGTACCCAATGAAGTGCTTAACTGTTTTACAATCTCTTTAGAAGTTAAGTTATCTTTCTTAGTGAGCAAGTCTTGCGGAGATAAGCCTGCTTGTGCTTTGGCTGCAGCCTTGCCAGCAAATCTATAACCATTTACTTCATTTGGTATATAGTTATCGGTAGCAGATGGTTTAATACTTTCTAAGTATCTGCCAAAATAGATAGGTCCTTCTGCGGTATTAAATGCTGCTACAGCAAATCCACCAGTTCTACCTGACTTTAGATTCATCCATTTGATATCTTGTTCAGCGTTGATTGTATCTAATGCTTGTTCTAATTCTTTTGGTGAAAACTTGCCGCCGCTTTCTGGGAAGAACTTTAAGTCGGAAAAAATGATTTCGTCACCTTCAGGATTACGAAAGGTGTCTCCGGGCTTTCTGCCCGCTAGCCCAGTGCTTTCTGATAGCACCGCTAAGAAGTTTATAATATCACGCATCTAGTATTTATGTACAATTAAAAAAGTCTTGTGTTCTAAACCAAGAACTCACGCTAAGATATTTATATAGAGGGATACCTTTTCTTTTGAAAAGTTTTCTGAATTTGTAGAAAGTAGGACCATGGCTCATATCGCGTTCTAGTATATCCCATTGATATTGATGTACCATTTCATGTGCTAAAGTAATCAAACACCACTGCTTGCAGTACCAACGATCGGTAAGTACAATTTCACAACTAGAACGATTTTTTCTTGGGGTTACTACATTTGCTTCGCAGTGTGCTAATGCAGTTCTATAAGATTCTTTGATAGTTAATTTGGGAGTGGGTAATGCGTTGTCGAATAACTCTTCATTAAGCATTTTATACATTTTTTTGATTTGATATTTTGAGAGTTTATAAGGTAATCTTCGTTGTTCTGCTTTTGATGGCAGTTTAATAGCCATCAACTCTCGTATTTTGGTCATTTCGCAGTATCCTCCAGATGTTGAAAAATATAACTCAATTGTCTACCCTTTATAGTATTTATCGTAAAAATATACCCGTCCATTTCAAAAATGTTAAATATCAGTTTAGGAGAAGAAAAATGGAAGAAATCGCAATTTACGGGGTATTATGGGCTATTGCTGTTGGGTTTGTCGTCCTTTTTACCCGATACTTGATATCGCTTAGAAAGGCTAGAGAAGAGAATCTAACACTAGCAGAACCGGAAGAAACCCCAAAACAAGAGTTAAAACTAGAAGTAGTTAAGGCTGCTCCACCAGAAAAACCAGTCAAAGTAGCCAAGAAAAAGACTGCTGCCAAAAAGACTGCTGCCAAAAAGACTACTAAGAAAAAGGCAACGTCCGCTCCTCCCGCAGACAATCCATAATGTCTATAGGGTTTGATATAATCAGTGACTTGTATCTTACCCCGGAAGAAAGTTTCAACTGGGAAAACAAAGCTACTAGTTTATACTGTATAGTAGCGGGAAACATTACATCAGATGCCCGCACTTTATATCAAACCCTAGGACATTTAACTAGATTTTATCAAGGAGTTTTTTACGTTCCTGGACCGCTAGAATACAAGGATTGTATTAATATCAATGTTAGAACCCAGGAACTTGCTAATCTTTGCAAGCATATACCCAAAGTGGCTATGCTTTATCAGCATGTGGTTATTATAGACGGGGTAGCAGTTTTGGGCTGTAACGGATGGTCCGTAGACCCCGATTCCCTACTCAGCGTGCCTGAACAACAGATTGACAGTGCCAGATATGAAGATATACTTTACATGAAGAAAAGTATAGCCAAATTGCAAACACATTTGGACGTAAAAAAGATAGTGATTGTGACTAGTTCAGTACCTAAAAAAGAACTTTATTTTGGGGAAGTACCCAGCTTTTATGACGACAGAATACAATTAGACTTTGGATTAGGTGCTGATACTGAGTCTAAAGTTACCAAATGGGTGTTTGGCACATATGAAAAAATAGTTGATACTACTCTTGATAGTATCAACTATGTTAATAACCCATATTATAAAGTAAAGCCCTATTGGGCTAAAAGAATTGATATAAGTCTCAAGTAGTTTCAGGTTCTACTTTTACTTGAAGTGGGTAGCCCTGAGCCCTAGCATCCATTGCTACTTCGATCCCACGCTGTTCTGCAATTTCATAGGGTAGTACGGCAACCGTTGCAGCGCCGTCAGTATGGATATTCTGCGTAATATTAAATGCAGTTTCTTCTGTGTAGTTAAAATAATCTACTAGTGAATTAATTACAAAGTCCATAGTAGTTACATCGTCGTTAAGGTAAATAACCTTAAACATTGGGGGTTCGCGTAGTGCGGTGTTAGGCACAATCTTTTGTCGGGTATCTGCGTTTGCCATTGTTTTTATCCTTTAAAAAGTTCGCGGTCATAATCGACCGCGAACTATGTACTACTATACTATTTATTATAAGCAATAGCAATTTTCTTGGGCTTCTGCTCTTCTGGGATTTCCCTGACTAAGTTAATAGTCAAGATGCCATCAGACAGATCGGCTGCTGAGACCTTGACATGCTCTGCCAACGGAAACACCCTAATGAAGTTTCGTGCCCCAATGCCACGATGCAAGTACTCAACTTCTTCTTCAAACTGATCAGCCGCTTGCGAACCTTCAATGATAAGATGATTTTTATCCAAAGTAATATTAATATCACTTTCTGAAAAACCGGCTACAGCAAGTTCAATAGCAAAGTGATCATCATCAAATTTCAGATGGTTGTACGGTGGATAATTGGTCTCAGTTTGCTGAGTAGAAATACGCATTAGTTCATCAAGCATGGATTCAAAGCCGATTCCAAACTTTGTAATGCGCGGGATATCTAAGGAACGTAGGGTAAGGGTGTGTGAATGTGTCATTTGTTTTCTCCTTTAATAAGCAAGATGACTATAGTTGTAGACCCGACTACCGGCATCTACAACATATATTTATTCTATCAGATTACGCAAAAAATAATATTATTTATGGGTTAATTGTATTCTGTGCTGCTAAGAACTTTTTCCAACGCTTCTTAGCCATAGCCCTAGCGATCTTACGGGCTACACAAGGTTTGGTGTAAGTCTGGCGCTCTTGAACTTCCATTAGTACGCCGGACTCGGCTACTTTCTTTTTGAGTTTTCTAAGGGCTTTTTCAACGTTACCATCTTTTACAAAAACTTTTCTACCTGAAATCATATAATTACCTTTGGGTTATCCACTAATTCTTGATTAATATTTATCTTCTTAACATCCGCTTCTTTATATTTTGAGATATTGAACATATGAGGTAATAGCACACGCTCTATCTCACTTTGCAGACCTCTAGCACCAGTTTTTAATTTCAAACAATTTTCGGCTATTTGTGCAATAGCGTCTTTGTTGAAAGATAATTTGATGCCATCCAATTCAAATAGATACTTGTATTGATCGATAAAGTTATTCTTGATATCGGTCAATACTTTTATCAACTGGTCCTTGGTTAAGTCATCTACATTGATAGTAGTAGCAAATCTACCCACAAATTCTGGGATCATACCAAACTTAGTTAAGTCTTCAGGTATAACTTCGCTTAAGAAACTTTTATCTTCTGCGCTAACAATCTGTGCTCCAAATCCTAATGACGAACCTTTAGAGCGGCGCTTGATAATATCGTTCAAGCCCACGAATGCTCCACCGGCGATAAACAAAATGTTTCTAGTATCTACTACAGTCATTTCACTTGAAGGATGCTTTCTTCCGCCAGATGGTTGCACTCGGCACTTAGTGCCTTCAATTAGTTTAAGAAGAGCTTGTTGTACACCTTCGCCCGAAACGTCACGACTAATGTTAGCACTTTCACCTTTGCGGGCTATCTTGTCGATCTCGTCAATAAAGACAATTCCCCTTTCGGCTAGTGCTACATCTCCTTTTGCTTCGGCTAACAACATAGAAATCATACTTTCAACGTCATCGCCAACATATCCTGCTTCAGTTAGGCTAGTAGCATCTGCAACGATGAAAGGAACATCTAGCAGTCTTGCTACTGATTTGGCTAAGAGTGTTTTGCCGGACCCAGTAGGACCAATTAGTAATACATTACCCTTCTGCATTTCTAAGTTTTTAGGAGGGCTAGTGATTCGCTTGTAGTGATTAGCAATAGCAACACTAAGTACAATCTTAGCGTTTTCTTGCCCAATTACATGCTCGTCTAAATGAGTTTTGATTGTAATAGGATCATAGATTTTAGGAGAATTTTTAGATTCTTCATCTTCGTGTTCTTTGATCGTTTGAGTACAAAACTCAATACACTCGTTGCAAATCGCAACTGTGGTAGCTGTTACCAACAACTTTACTGAATTTTTGTTTTTACCGCAAAAACTACATGTAGTTGCGGCAGCCTTTTCTTTCTCTGTGTCCATTTAAAACTCTTATTTTTTGTTCTTCAAATAATTTTCTATTGCACCAGTTTCTGCTTCTGTAAGTTGTTCTACATCGTACTCGCCTTTATCAATTTTGTCAATTAAGAATTGCACATAATCATTGTTATCTAAGTGATCACCACTCATGTTCTTATTTAACTCGATCCACTTGTGACCGTCAAATTTAAATACTTTGTTTGGCAGGGCATCAACTCTAACAAAAACATCTCCTTTATTTGCAATTGCAGGAAAGGCAGTACCAAAGTCTGTTCTATTCTGCAAAGCAGTGTCTACATGCAGAGATAGATCAGGTCTTAATTGTCTTAATGCGTTTTCTTGATATAGTTTGTTACTGTATCTTACATAACCGCCATCTGATGTAGTAACTGGGTTTTCTTCAGTAACACCTTCAGTTTCGATAGGTGCGTAGTCTACCGTGATTTCCTTATCCGCGGACACTACAGCAGGTTCGGTAGGTTGAGTGGGTTCTGCTTCCTGCACTTCATTTTTTACCCGTTCTTTGATTGCGTCTAACAGCTCATCGCTTACAGGCCCATCATCTGGCTCGTATGCCGGTGTTTCTTTTTTCCATGCTTCTTGATCCCATTCTCGGCTTGTGATAGCGGCAACTACTAAGCACAATGCTAGCGGGTCGAATACCAACACCAGAATAATAATTACCCAACGAACTGCCCTTTCTAATAAGTTTTGGTCAGGATTGTCTCCGTACAATAGAGCAGCAATATACTTGATTGGTCCTACTTCTGCTTCTACCTTACGCAACTTACTAGCGATAGGTGCTCGTTCTTCGTTTAGTTGAACTATCTTATTTTGTGAATCTTGTATATCTTTTTGTAATGCGGCGCGCTCTTTGGCTTGTTGCTTTCTAATAGCGACTGCTCGTTCGGCACCCTTATCGTTGTCGGTGCGGCTAAGCATTTGGTCAACTTGTGCATCCATTTGTTGCAAGGCTTTTTTGCTTGCATCAATCGTGTCACGCTCGGTTTTTATTTTTTCATCTAAGATAGAAACTTGTGCAGCAACATCACCTGATGGCACTGCTTGGTCCATGTGTGCTTTTGACAAGAAGCCAAATATACCCATGCTAGTAATCAATGCTAGTATGATTACTGCGGGTACTAAGTATGACTTTACTGCCCAAGAAGCACGATTCCAATAGTAGTGTAACCAAACTGTAGTTACAACTTTGGCAACTTCTAGTGCGCCTCCCATGATGATAATGGGCAGAACAGCGGCAGCAAAGATTGCCATCAAGCCCTGAATACTGTACCAGGCAGCAATGGCACTAAGGACTAACGCGGTTAGTAGCGCATAGTTGGATATGTTGAATAATTTTTTTAAGAACATGTACTATTTATGAATAGTCACCCCGAAATTACGGGTTTTGATTCTAGTTTCTTAGCGTTAGGCCTAAACAAATGCCCGTAGTATTCTTGAAATTGCTCGTAGTGAAATACAAGTTTTCTGGGAATACCCGGGCCTTGATGAATCAAAACGGTGACCAGATGATACTGGTCACTACGTTCTTTGATCTGTACAATTTCGATACTATCTCCATCGTCAAATTCATATTTTTTACCGACTAGTGTAGGATCTACTTCATATTTCATACTACTACTTATCATCACGGAATCGAACAAAGCGGGGGAACCTAAGCGAATAAGTTCCATCTTGATTCTTAGTGATTACGTCGCAAAGTACTTCAGCAGTACGGCCAACAACAGCATCAGGATTGGCCCAGTACTCGTCACGATCCTCATCAGAGAATCCAGAGCCAACATTAACCGAAATTTGCTTACCATCGTCTTCTCCTTCGCAAACAAGTGCGCCAAGTCTACCTTCATTACGACCAGTTCCTTCTTCAAGGCGAACAACGGTCAAGTCAACTGTGATAGTGGGCTTCCACTTCATCCAGTTAGTGTTACGCTTGCACTCATAAGGAGCAAGCGTATCTTTGATCATGATACCCTCGAATCCAGAACTAACGCAATCTCTAGCATAACGCTCAAGTTGATTGCGGCCTTCGTGCGTGTCGAGGTCTACATTGATATGCGGAAGCAACTCAACGTTGGGCATTTGATCAAAAATTGGACGCATCTTTTCAAGAAGATTCATGCGATCCTTTAGACTTTTGTTCCAACGGCCTGCTTGAAACTCACGCAGAGGAATAACATCAAAGACATTGAATACTGAATCGGTAGCCTCTACATTTTCTTTGCGTCGAGCCTGACGCATAAGTTCTTGGAAAGAGTTACCAATCACTTCTCCGTCAAGAACAAAGCCTTCACTCATAGACCTGTCCAACTTGCACAATTGGTCGTAGTTATCTATGATCTGATATTCAATGTGTGAGAAGTTTTCAAACACTTTACCATTTCGGCTATAGCAAATAGCAGTAGCGTCGAACTGTCTTGGATACACGGTAAGCAACACGCGAACACCGTCTAGTTTAGGTTCGATTCGCTTTTTGCCTTCCATCTCGGGCCGGCCTTCGCTATTAGTTGCCAACTGGCAAGCAAAGACAGGAATTTCGTATTTGGTCTTTTTGCAAATCTTGTTGATAGTCTTGTCGCTGACGCCAGCCCGCAAGTCGCGGCGAATAACATTGCGACAAAAGTTATTCCACTCATCACTATCAAATCGCTTGCTTATAGATTCGATTGCGTCTCTAGCAGCATTACCAGTGATTCTCCGGTCATTAAGAGAATCAAGCAAATCATAAAAATCTTGCCAGGGGTTTTCAGCACCGGTAATACCTGAAGTTTCGGGAACTTGCCTGACTCCAAAAGTATTATACGGGTTATATGTCACACTGGTGAAAGCAAGAAAAAGGTGAGCATTATCGTTGCCAAGTTTAGCAGCGGTCAATGCTTGACTGATAACAGCCTCTTTGTGAAGGCGGCTGTCGCTCTCGTTCAGTTTGTGAATCCAACTAGCACTCATCGCTTAACTCCAAAATATATAAACAGATCCTCAGCCAACAGATGACCATGTTCCCAATTGCGAGAAGCATAGTCAGCACAAGACTCAATAAGCAATTCAGAAAACTTTTCCAAACTCATACCGTCTAAGACGGGCGGCTTGTAATCTCCACCACTTAGCACTTCGCAATATGCGCCAGCTTGCTCAGCTAATACGTAAATCTTATTGTCCACTGCCTAACAATCCTTCTTTCTCTTCTTTGAGAATCTTGACTAATTGCTTGTTACGAAAATCCTGCTCTTTGCGTGAGCGGGCAGAATCGCTACTGATCTTAAGCATAGTATCATAGTTTCTTGCCCAACGCAATCCCTTTATCCAAATTTCAATTGACTCAATCGAACCAACAAAAAGTTCTGCCTCTCTGTGATAAATGGGCAAACTATCATTGTCTTTTGGGACAACTGCGGCTGAGCCGTGATCGTCAGTCCAATCAGTGAACCTTGAACCTGCAAGCTTCATACCAAGTTCATCTAACTCTTTTTCAATACTGCGAATCTTCTGAATTGTATGCCATCCTGACATAATTTTTACACCTTACTTTTTAAGCAAATACCAGATAAGCCCAGGCCCTTCAATCTTGATTGTGTCTTTTGCATACTTTCTAATGGACCATGAATTGTTGTTACATAGTTTAACTGCCAGCACTTTTGGTGACAACTTATGGACTACTCCCAATTGCAACCGTTTATAGTAAGTGAATGCAACATAGTCTCCTACTGAGAGGACACTGCCTAATTTATCTTTGTGGATAGGAATCTCTTTCATAACCGTTTTATCGTTTAAGTTTTGCTATGATAACACACTTTTCAATATCTGTTTCAAATTCTGGGTAAACAGTATGCAATTCTTCTTTATTGATTTGCTGATAACCTTTACCCCGTTTTTCATAAACCAAGTCAGAAAGAAAGCGATTATCTTTACTAAGGATATATTGCAGTTTGCGACTGCGCCTACCCCAAAAGACTAATACTTCAGACCCCCACCCAGTATCATGATCCAAATAAACAGCACCCCACACTTTATCGTGACCAGAGCCTTTGTTCCATCCTACAAATTTATACTTCATAGATACTTAAGTCTAAACCAGAGGCATTCTTTGTCATCGTTAAAGATTAGGTAATACTTAGAAGTACTAGACCCATCAACATTACGCTGACTCTCCTCTTCAACCTTAACCCCATAGGTCTGACGCGCATACCCTTTGATTACTGACAAGTATACCTGATTAGCGTTAAGATGGTTAATACGCCTTTCTAATTCTTTATCGGTAGCTACAATGTCAATTGTCTTTTTAAAGAGATGGCTAAGAAATTCTGTGCCAGTGATATCTACTTTAATCATGAGTTTATCCGACTCGTTTCAGATCCCGTTCAATGGAATCACCGTTGCTAACAGTCACGCGAATGATATCCGGGTGCGAGACCAACCCTGTTCGGTTGATGAAATCATAGCACTCATCCTTTGAATCGAAGGCTTTGTGCCACTCATGGTCATTCTTAAAAACCCAAGTAACCTTGAAAGTAGGAGTCATATTAGAGCACCATAGTGCGAGTAAGTTGAGTGGAGTTGTCACGATGGGCCTTGACAGTAGCGCAAACCTGGATCTTAGTGCCACGCACAATCGGCTCACGATAAGAGAAGAACACCACCTGCTCTTGTTCGGTGATGCCAGTAACAAAGTGAACATTGTAGTTCACCGAATAGACGGACTTAACCACTTCGATATCGATAGTCACCTTGTCACCCACCTTACCAATGAACCCGCCCTTAGCCCAAGTAACTCGCTGATTGGCAGAGTCACGGACAACGGCGCGCTCATGACAAGAAGGAAGCGAGGCGATCACCGCGATATCCAAGAAAGAAGTGATAGAGTCCTGAGTAGCAGCCTTGAGTGCGCTACGGTCAAAGTCCGAGAGGGACTTGCCCTTGATGATGCTGAACTCCAGCGCCTGATAGTAGCGACGAACCACTTCCGCCTGATCACGATCTGCCTGAGTAATCTCCTCAGGGTTGGTCGTCAAGAAGCCCATCAGGAGTTCGCGGTTGGGCGTCCCGTTAGTGGGCATCACACCGTACATGTTTTTCTGAGCGGGCTTGACATAAGAGCCATTGACTCGCTGGGCAGCACAAGCAGCAGCCCAAACATCCGACGCCTGAAATTCAATCTTGTTCGCCTTAGCCATTCTGTTCTCCGCTTCACTACCCTATATATCTATTATACGGATTTTGGGACTAGATGCAACCTTTTTTAAAACTAAAATTCCAATAGAATCAATAACTTACAAACCTACGTAAGTCATTGATTTTGTTGGGATCTCTCAGGACCTGCTAGGACCAGCTAGGACCGGATCAGTTTTGACTGATACTAGCACTCAGCTCGGGCTAGATATCCGGTCCTAGCAGGTCCTGCTAGGGGCGATTACTGCTAGGACAGGAAAGACTCTGCCATAGCCCTTAGGGTCGGGTCGCCCTTATCCATAAGGGTCAGCAGAAGACTCTTCTCCTGCAGGTACACTTGGGCAAAGTTGGGATCGTGCACCAGGATCGACTTGCTGTTGGATATCAGGTCCGCCAGCTTGACCGTCTGCGCCTCTGCAGGTGCTGCGGCTGAGTGCCGCGCGTCGATCGCTTTCCTAACTGCTCGATTACCATCCTCGGGCTTGCTAACATCAGTCAGCCAAGCAACCAGTTCGGCAACTTCCGCACCGAACTCAGCTCTCACCTGCGCCAGCGTGACCCCAGTATCCTCGACTACATCGTGCAGCCAAGCCGCAGCCAGCATCTCTTCAGTATGTGGCACTGACATGACCAGGTCCACAACCTCAGCCGGGTGAACAATGTAGTCCTCGCCGGTGTACTTGCGCTTCTGACCAACTGCCGCGTGGGCAGCAGTAGCGAACACTCGGGCTTTTTCTACCACGTTCATAATGAACTCCTAACTAACTTTTAACTCAGGGTTGATTATTCTTCACAACCGCCGATACCAATATCCGCTGTCCAAATGCCATTGTCGTCTTGCCAAGCCTGGACTTGGTAGTCTCCGCGATAGCATTGAACGTTGTAGCCATCGGTCATTAAGACTTCCACATCACCGTGTTGTTTGTAAATCTTAAGTAGTTGCTCAACCAGTTCTAGGGTTTGCATATAGTAGATATTACTCAATTCCAAAATGGTTTTTCAAATCTTCGACACACCGGCGAACTTCCCTATCCTCGCGATTCATATCTCCCATGAATCGCCGGTTCACCACAGCAATAGCGTCCTTAATAAGGAACTGGGCGAACCGTTCAATAAACTGTTCTTGTGTATCCCAATTATCTGGATCAGAATCTTCTCTGGCCGCTTTGATCCAAACTTCTCTAATTCGTTCGTTCATTTTCTGCTCCTTGCTAGTGAGTTTATAGTATAGCAGGTTTTACCCAAATGTCAACCTTTCTTTACCTTCGCCTTCGCCAGACCCGCTGCCTTACGGGCTGCCTTCTTGTCCAGCGTCTCCAACTTTTGCTGAAGTTTGGCGATGTCCTTAGCAATCTGATCACGCGCCTTTTGGTCACGTTGGGCTTGTTCTTCGCGCCGCTTAGCGTCGGCAGTCTGATGTTCACGCCACCAGTTCATATGCTGCCGCTTGGTAATCCCAACTTCCTTCCAGTCGATCTGTTCGGTAATCTGAGGATTTACCGTCATGACGCCGCAAAGCACTGCTTCAAACCGTTCTACAGTCTTACGCAACTGCCGAACTTCCTCTTCCAGGACGTAGTCTCTGCTACCACCTTCACCCCATCCACCATCATAGCAAGGCATGTTCTTTCTCCTTATCTTTAACTTGTGATTCTATTATAGCAGGTTTTGCCCGAAAGTCAAGCCTGCATCTTCTGGGCGTGCAAGCGGTATGCTTCGCGGATCTTCAGGGCCATCTTTCGGGCCAACTGGGAGTCTTCCTCAGCAACATGACTGAGGGCGTCGAGGATTCGACCAAGTGCGGGAATTTCTAGCTTTTCCTGGTCAAGAATTTCCCAAATCGTCTGTTTGATCTGCACTTGCATTCTCCGTTTCACTACCCTATATAACTATTATACGGATTTTTGGGCAGAACGCAACCTTTTCCTAGAAATAAAATTCCAAGGAAATCAATCACTTACGATCCTAATAAAATCAATGACTTACGTTTTGTCTAGTAATCTCGTAACTTACCCCGGCAAAAAATTTATATATGCAACTATTATGATATATACATCATGAAAGAAATACTAGAACAAATTAGAAAATACATAGATAGTAAACAAGCGGAAAAGACTTGGGTAGCCGGCAAAGATTTTGTTAATTACGCCGGACCGCATTTTACTTCTGATGAGTTCGTAGCAGCCGCAGAAGCATTACTGAACGGATGGTTAGTAATGGGCAATAAGAGCTTACGCTTTGAACATGAGTTCCCCAAGATGTTAGGTAAGACTAACGGAGTGTTAACTAACAGTGGTTCATCTGCTAATTTGCTTATGATGTCCGCAATGAAGTCAAAGCGCGGGCACAATTTTCCAATTGGTACTAAAGTTTTAATGCCTATTGCAGGATTTCCAACAACTTTAAACCCTACTATACAAAACGGATTTATTCCAGTATTTTGTGATATCGAAGTAGATACACTAAACATTGATTTAAATCATGCAGAGCAGTTACTGGAAAATGATCCAGATATCAAGATCATGACTTTTGCTCATGTATTGGGAAATCCTCCTAATATGGACAAGGTTGTAGAATTAGTTAAGAAATACAATTTGGTTCTTTTAGAAGATTGCTGTGATGGACTAGGAACTACTTATGACGGCAAGCCCTTAGGTAGTTTTGGTGAAATGTCATCGTGTTCATTCTATCCAGCGCATCATATTACAATGGGGGAAGGTGGCTTTGTTGCTATGAATGATCCTCAACAGGAAATCATTGTACGCAGTTTACGTGAATGGGGAAGAGGGTGTTACTGTGTAGGGCCAAAAGCCAACAAGTTAAAATGCGGTACTTGTAAAAAGCGATTTAGCAAATGGATTCCAGAAATGCCTGATGATACATTTGATCATAAGTATGTCTACGATGAAATCGGATACAATTTAAAACCAATCGAAATACAAAGTGCTATTGGTCTAGAACAGATTAAAAAACTTCCAGAAATACACAAGTTGCGTCAACGTAACTATAACTTGTTGTTTAGCATTTATGAAAAATATGAAGAGTTTTTTCACTTACCCAGAGCTACAAATAAAGCAGATGTAAGTTGGTTTGCTTTTCCGCTAACTATTCGTGAAGGTGCGCCCTTTACACGTATGGACATCGTTGACTATTTAGAAGAAAATCTAATACAGACTCGCCCTTATTTCGCCGGTAATATTATGCTACAACCAGCGTATAGCCATTTGATGAACCCATCAGATGCTAAAAGCAATTTTCCAGTAGCTACATTTACGATGAAAAATACTTTTTTTCATGGATGTAGCCCCGTAGTTACAGAAGAGCAAATTAAATATATTGGCGAAGTCGTTGACAGTTTTATGAAAGCTTTATAAAGAGGTTAGTTATAGTGAAGAATATTAAGGATTTGATATATTTAAACAAGCATGGTTGGTATTGGCCAAAAATTGACCCGTCAGACATTGCAGATAGCACATGGAGTTTTTTACATGACAAATATCCTGACACACCAGAAAAAATTGCGAACTATGTTCCTTTAAAAAGAGTTGCAGTGCAAGCCGGCGGCAATTGTGGGTTATACGTAAAAAAATTATCTGACTTATTTGAAACTGTTTATACTTTTGAACCTGACCCACTAAATTTTGCCTGTTTAAATTTAAACGTAATCAAAGATAATGTCTATAAGTTTCCAACTGGGTTAGGCAATGAGCATGTCGCAATTGCAATGGCTGATTATAACGCACAACTTGGTTGCGGTGGTAATCATATTTCAAATTCAAAAAAAAGCGGTACTATACCTACTTTAAAAATTGATGATTTGAATTTACAAGTTTGCGATTTAATTATGTTAGATGTTGAAGGATACGAACTATTTGCACTGCAAGGTGGTAAAAAAACTATTCAACGATGCAAACCGGTTATTACTTTAGAACTGGCAAATTATACTGGAAGATATGGGTATTCTTTAGAAGATTTATTTAATTTTCTTTCATCTATTAATTACAAACATATGGGTGCAATTGCAGATACAATGTCAGATCATTTATTTATGCACATCGGAGTTTAAATGGACAATATAAAAGCAAGTGACTTTTTAGCAGAAACTTTAGAAAATTTAGGAATAACGCACGCTTTCGGAATTATTGGAGCGGGGAACGTACATTTATTCGAATCGATTGCTAGTAGAGGCTACACAAAAATAATTTGTGTTCATCACGAACAAGCTGCAACAATGGCGATGCAAACCTATTATCGTATTAGCGGAAAAATAGCAGCGTGTTTACTAACGACTGGCGCCGGATCAACTAACGGAGTTACTGGAGTAGTTTCGGCATGGGCTGATTCTATTCCCGGTATTGTCATTGCAGGAAATGAAAACTCTAAGTATACACTACCATATAGTCCTTATAGAATGTGGGGAGTTCAAGGATATGATTCGGTAGATATGATTAAAAAAGTAACTAAGTACTCAAATCGTGTAGTCGCTCCTGAAAATATTCAATACGAGTTAGAAAAAGCCAAGCATATCTCATTACATCAAAGACCGGGCCCAGTTTGGATTGAAATTCCTATGGACATTCAGAGTAGCTTTGTATCTAAAGAAAAATGTGAGCATTACGTTCCTCCTATAGATGGTACTTTTATTAATAATCAATTAAACTTGCAAATCGATAACATAATAAATTCTTTAATAGAATCTGAAAGACCAATTCTTTGGCTAGGTCACGGGATACGATTAGCAAATGCAGAAAAAAAGATTAAAACATTACTAGAAGTGTTAGAGATACCTTCTCTAGTTTCTTGGGCCGGTATTGACATGATCGATTCTAACCACCCATTGGTATATGGTAGAGCGGGTGTATACGGACAAAGGGCAGCAAACTTTATTTTACAAAATAGCGATTATGTATTAACAATTGGTACTAGATTAGCATTACCTCAAATTGGATACAACCTTACAGAATTAGCTAGAGACGCAACGATTGATGTGGTCGATATTGATCCAAACGAGGCAACCAAAAATAAATCAAGAACCAGAGAATCAGTTGTCTGTGATGCTGGATTGTTTTTAGATATTCTTATTGAAAGAGTTAGTAACCTTAAAATTTCTAAAAAGAATTGGATAAAGCAATGCGACAAATACAGAGATCAATTTCCATGGGTAGATACTGAACATGCTGATAAGGAAGGGTTTATTAATTCTTATAGATTTATGCAAGAATTAAACAAACACTTTAAACCAAATCAGATTGTAGTAACTGACATGGGAACTGCGCTACTGTCAGGACACCAGGTCTTAAAGATAAACTCGGGACAACGGTTGTTAACATCTACTGGTTTAGGAGAAATGGGGTATGGATTACCCGGAGCGATTGGTGCCAGCGTTGCTACAGATTACGGCGAAGTAATGTGTTTAAATTGCGACGGTGGAATGATGCTAAATTTACAAGAATTACAAACAATGGCTCATTTTAAACTTCCTATTAAACTTTTTATTTTTAACAATGACGGATATCTAATGATTAAGCATACACAAAATGCTTTATTTAAGACTAACAGTGTTGGTGTTGATGCATCGACCGGAGTAACATGTCCCGATTTTAGTCGCTTAGCCGATGCATTTGAAATTCCGTCATATCAAATCAGATCATGGGACGACTTTAATGAAGTTATTCCTAAAGTTCAAGCTGAACTTGGTCCTGTAATATGCGAAGTTTTTATGCACCCAAAACAACTATTTTCTCCTAAATTAGGTATGACAATGAGAGAAGATGGAACTTTAGTTTCTTCACCACTTGAAGACTTGTCCCCCTTACTGCCTCGCGATGTACTGAAAGAAGTAATGATTGTTGGTTTACACAAAAAATCAATCACTTAACATGAGCAAACTTAAAGTAGCAATTCTAGGAACAGGAAATATCGGGACTGACTTGTTAGTGAAAATTACCAAATCAGAATATCTGTCTTGCACAATGTTTACTGGGAGAAATTTAAATTCTGTTGGAATGCGTAGAGCAAAGTCTTTGGGTATTGCTATTTCGGATCAAGGAATTAACGAAATTGTTAATGATCCTAGCATATGTGATGTAGTAGTAGACTGCACTTCAGCGCAAGCACATCATGATCACTGGCCTATCTGTCATAGTTTAGGAAAAACGGTTATTGACCTTACCCCTGCTAAACTGGGTAGTTTCTGTGTTCCGGCTGTAGCAAATGAATCTTGGAACGACAATGAAACAAAGAATATTAACATGATCACTTGTGGTGGGCAAACGAGCATTCCAATAGCATTTGCCCTAAGCAGAGTTCATAAAGATATAGAATACATTGAAGTAGTATCAAATATCGCGTCACTAAGTGCAGGCCCGGCAACAAGGCAAAATCTTGATGAGTATGTGGAAACTACACAACTGGCACTTTGTGAATTATCAGGAGCAAAAAGTGCTAAAGCGATATTAATTTTAAATCCAGCAAATCCTCCTATATATATGATAACAACCATCTATGCAAAGATTAAACATCCTAACTTAGAAATGATAAAAAAATCGGTAGAAGAAATGGTCGATCATGTTCGTCAGTATGTTCCGGGGTATCAGTTGGTTGTGCCACCTTTAGTCAGAGACAATACGGTAATTTTAACAGTTAAGGTATTAGGTGCCGGAGACCACTTACCTCAATATGCCGGTAACTTAGATATAATCAATTGTGCGGCTATTGCAATCTTAGATTCGATAGCAAAGTCAAAATTAGGGATATGATATGAAAAAAATACTTATTACCGACCCAACACTGCGTGATGGAAATCATGCTATAAGACATCAACTTAAAAAAGAACACTTTGCTATGTATTGCCGAGCTGCTGACTTAGCAGGAATTCCGATCGTTGAAGTTGGGCATGGAAACGGATTAGGAGCATCGTCTCTACTAGTAGGTGAATCAGCAACTAGTGACTATGATATCTTGTCGATCAGCAGAGAAAATTTAAAAAAATCAAAACTATCTATACATGTTATCCCAGGTTTTTGCACGATAAAGCAACACTTGAATATGGCAATCGACTTGGGAGTAGATATATTTAGAGTAGGCAGCCATGTTACAGAAGCAGATGTTACTAAACGCCATATTGAATATATTAGGCATTCAGGAAAAACAGTCTGGGGAGTATTGATGATGAGTCATATGGCCCCTATTTCTCAACTAGTTAACGAATCTAAGAAAATGGAGTCGTACGGAGCCCAGGCTATTGTTATCATGGATTCATCTGGGAATTACTTAGAAGAAGATGTTTATTCTAGAATTAATGCACTAGTTTCCGAATTGCCGATTCCAATAGGATTTCATGGACACAATAATTTAGGATTAGCCGTGGGAAATTCAGTTTCTGCTATCAAGGCCGGTGCATCGATTATTGACGGAACAGTAAGAGGGTTTGGTGCAGGTGCCGGTAACACACAACTAGAAGCTATTGTTGCGGTATTAGAGCGAATAGGTTACGACACCGGGATTGATTTATATAAACTCCTAGATTTGGCAGACTTAGTTGAAAAAGAATTTAATCCAGTTCCACCTCACATTTCGCCTATATCAATAATTAGTGGATTAGCCGGAGTTTTTTCTGGATTTGCTAAACAAGTTACTTCAGTGGCTCGTGATTACCGAGTTGACCCCAGGGATATATTTATGGAATTAGGTAAAAGGAAAGCGGTAGCAGGTCAAGAAAGTTTAATTATTGAAGTTGCACAAGAGTTGGCAGCAGCAAAAAGTAAAGAAGAGTATCATGGATTCTAAAGTAAAAACAGTATTAATTACCGGGGCTACAGGTTTTATTGGTTATTTTTTAGTTAAAGAATTTATTAAAGACTATAATGTTATTTGTATAGTACGTCCGAATTCTAGAAATTTAATAAGGCTTGAAGAATTTAAAAATAAAATTACTTTAATCGAACATAACTTAAAGGACAGTTATGATTCTATCTTTAATAAGTTAAAAAATGTAAACCTGATCTTACACGCCGGGGGAAACCCGAGTTCAGAAGATAGCGTCAACAATCCAGTTCCTCTTATTACTGATAACATACTCGGGACTTTGCAGGTATTAGAATTGTCAAGGAAGTTAAGTTTAGATAGGTTTTTTTACTATGCAGCCGGAGAATCTTTTGGGCCTGTGCTAAAAAACCAAGATTCCCTAGAAACTGACCCATACAATAGTTTAAGTCCATATGCAGCCGCTAAAGCGGGCGGTGAAGAGTTATGTAC